TACTCCAGGTTATGGTACGGTAAGAGTTGGTTCTGCATCTGGTTATACATCTATCGGTAGTGCTTCAGATACATTTTTCTCTGATGGTCAAAATTCAGCAGCAAGAACATTACAAGCATCAGATGACACAGATCCGGATGGTGGTGGTCCAGTAGCTCCTGGTGATTGGCCAGCTGTTCCAGGCACATCGGAAAATATTAGTTCAACGACTACTTATTATCAAGACCAAAGACAACCATCATATCCAAGTACAGGAACTCTCGATGCTGATTCATATTTGTATTGGACTGGTTCTGCTTTACGAGTTGCAGGTTCCACCGAATCTCAAATATATGATGAAGTGGTTGCACAAGCAATTGCAGATATGAAAACAGGTAATGCTGTTGGAACATATTATGTTTCTACATCATCACCAAACTATTTGGGTGCCGGTACATGGACCGATAAGGGTACTTTCTTTTCAGACACCACACACGATCAGGGTACTACTACATATAAATTATGGTTGAAGAGAAGTTTGACCAGTGTACCTGGAACTGATTATGATCCGGTTAAATGGAATACTTCTTCATCAGCAGTTCAGGAAATTACGAATGCTAAAAGCGGCAATCTTATACAAAATATTCTATTGCCAGTTTTACAAAGAAGAATAGACAACAACGATTTGGTATATTCTGTAAGTCAGACATTGTCGCATACTAACAGAGGTGCATTTACCAATACTGCGCAGACAGGTTCTACTACATCGTATGTCTTTAGTGATCCGACATACTTTACAAATTCGAGTGTATCTGGTGCGGCATCCACAAGACAGACACACTATTTTCAGCTAGACTAAGGTATAAATAAGTTATGAGTGAAAACATTGAAAATCAAATTGAAAATCTGACCGATGAACTTTCATCCGATGATGTGGTAACTGATGTTCCATTACGCGGTCCGGTTATGCCGAATCAAGAAATAAAAGAAGAATTAGCCGATGGTACTCTTACATTTGAGTATGCAAGATGGACTGATAATTCTCGAACAATGGTACAAGCCGCATACTTTGATTCAGAAGGTTGGGGCAGAATAGAAAACTTCCCAGCTCAACCAATTCCTGGTAGCCTTTTCATTAAACTAATTGATGTATATAGTATTGAAGACATTGATGAAATGTCAAACTATTTTTGGGACAATGAAAGAGAATTTACTAAAACTGTCGAAGAACTCAGAGCTTGGCAGAAAGATGGTAAATTCTACGAATATCAGGACTGGAAAACTACCGGTGAAATGCAACAGTTTTTGGATTTCAAAGAATCCGGTCAGCTCGAAGAATTTAGAGAATGGAAAGAAAAAGGTGAGCAGTATAGTGAACTTGCCGCCAAAGTAGATAAGTTTGGTTTATCTGATGTAACACTCGAAGAACTTGAAGAATTTAGACTTTGGAAAGTTCATGGTGGTGTATTACCAGATCTTGACACCGTGATCATCGAAGAAAATGATGATGAAGAAGACTATGAAAACTTCTTTTCTAATCTTAACGAGCTTCAAGATTTTGAAGAAGATGTCGAAATGCCAGAAGAACTCGCAGAAGTTGTCTTTGGCGAAGAAGAAGTTGAAGAAGAAGTAGTTGAACCTAGAGTTGTAGAGAAAATTGTTGAGAAGATTGAAGAAATTCCAGTCGAAGTTCCAACAATTTCAATTGAACACATGACTCAACATTATTCAACAGAAGATCTTTTCAGAATGAAGATTGAAGTGTTTGATATTCCAGCAGTTCGTAATGCACCACAAGAACTGAAGACACGTATTCGTAAATCCAAAACACCAGTAGAACTATTTGCTATCATCCATGAAGCAAATGTGATTTCTGATAATGGATAAACTTTACATCTGAATTAAACTCCCGTTTATTGTAATCATAAAACCAATCACCAGGGTATGCTTCATTGCATTCTTCTACCCATTTGCGTGTTGGATTTTGTATCATTTTACCATACCATTCTTGTGGTAAGTATACGGGTTTTAGTTTTTGATTGATGGAATCTTCTATAAAGTACTGCTCACCATTTACAGGACCGTGAGTTGTACCATTCTCTATGTAATAATTCTGCCAATATTCTGGGTCTGCCATAAATTTATCCCATATGTATTTACAATCTTTTGGATAATACTTATAGAAACCACCATTAATACAATACTCTTGTTTTGCGGTGTCTGTCCACCAGGCATTCATACATACAAATTCACCACGTTCAATCGGATAATTTATCATATCCATGTAGTTGCTATTTAAAATAACATCTACATCCATGACAACCAATGGCTCATCCATATCAAGAGACATGCCGACCATCTTATTCCATTGCAGTTTGATTTTTTGAGTCAGAGGTTTTCTGACCCATATAATATCTGGAATTAATTTGTTGAGATAAGTTTCATATTCGGGACCATATTTGTCTCCGATTCTTACCACCAATACCCGCTGACCCATTTCCAACCTTTCGCTGCTTCATGTAATTCAAAGTGTAAGTGATTACCTACATCGGTATTGAATACACATATTGTTTTATCTGGTCTGTGTTTATATGAATGTATGTCATCAGGCCATGCGCAACCACGGTTGAAAGAGTAAAAATGATCTGGAGATACAAAGTTAAATTCATCCATATGAATTTCTGTAAGGTAATTATCAGTACCACCGGTGAAAACAAAGTATGCTTTATCTGCATTACCTTCTTTGGAAATATGCTTCCAAATAGGTTTACCTTGTTTGTCATTCCAAATGTATACACCACCATTAACACGAGCACCATGATTTTTTAGCCACAGTGGTTTGGCTTCATCATCCATGTTATGCCACCAAGATCTACCAATCATCGGCTTATCTTGTTGTTCCCAATCTTCAATAAGTGGTGTAAGATTTTTTTGAATGATGAGATCTAAATCAAAATACATCTTTGTACCTTTGATTCCCCAACCATTTGGTTTCCAATAGTTAAGTTTCGGTCTATCCCAAAGTCTTGGTAAACCACGACTATACTCACCAGAATCCCACATTTGTTGAGGTGTTGAGTTTGGTAGGTCTTCTAAAAATGGAAGGTGTTCAATCTCAACATTCATACCACGTGTGTCATCTGTCTGGCAATAGAACTTAAAGTCCATGCTCATGTTTCTTTTGACCATGCTGTATAATCTATTTACATATGAGATGTCGTACTTATCACCCCATCTTACACAGTGAATATGAATCATGCTTTATATCCAATAATCATAAATCTTTTGTGATGATCGTCATAATCATGGAATGGAATCTCACCTTTCCACAACACTTGTGTCATATTGACCTGCTCTTCAAATGCTTCTAATGAATCAACTGCGTTGATGTGTGCATAGTCATCTTTAAAATTTGTAGATTGAAATACACAGAGTGCATCGGTTTTGAAATCAGTCATGGGATACATGTGTTCACACGATGTATTAATCATAATATCTGTTTTTACCTTTGACAATCTATCAAACTCCCAGTTGACATCGATATTGTGTGTCATAAGTCTGCGTGTACCATGTAATCTCTCAGCTACTTCTAGAGCTTCAGCATCGAAGTCACACATGTGAATTTTCTTAAGTGTTCCAAAGTATTGCCAGATCAATGGAACAATGAGTGTACCATACCATGAACCAAGAATCCACCACCTTGTTTGTCTATCAATAGTATAATCTACTTCTGCGCGTAAAACTTCAAGCATCCAACACTTTGCATAGAATTGATTACGTGAAAATGATTTTGCAAAGTCTTCTACACGATGTGGATAGTTATATGCAATATCGAGCATGGTACGTGACCATTCCCACACAGGTACAGGAAATTTATCCATAGTCACGGTGTTTTGTCTTGTCTTTACATCAGTGATTACACCACCAATATCTTTCTTTTCATCTAGTGTTGGCCCATTTCGCAAGGTCATTTCCATAATCTCCTAACCCATTCTTCATTAATGGTATCTTGTTTTTCTGTATTGTAATCAAAGAGAATAATGGGTACTTCATCTCTATATTCTTCATTACAATTCCAATACGAGTATGCCCAGTCTTTTTTCCATACATCATATTTATGCACATTGTTAATGTAATTATCAATGCCTTTGTACATAAAAAGAATCTTATCTTTGTTTTCTACAAAGTGTTTCCAGATATGATTCTTTCTTGTACTTTCATCCCAACATAAAACACTGGAGTTTATGTCGCAGTACTTATAATTATCACCAATTGTCCACGCCTTCAATTGTTTCAAATCAATCCAGTCAGTGTACAAAAATTTCATCAGGTTTGTAGGCTCATACATACGAGATATATCTTTTTGTACAATCAAATCAAGGTCAAGAAACATACCGCTCTTTACTGGAAAATCATCACTGAATAGGACCATCTTGTTCCACCATTTTTCAAGTCCAAGTGACATGTCCAGTGATATGATTTCTATTTCTTTATCAATATCTGTGTCATCTTCAGTAACACAATACAGTTTGAATTCTTGTTTCACATGTCTTTTTAACATGTTATTGAGTTTGTTTACAAATTCTGAACTATATTTTGTACCCCATTTGAGGCATACGAAATTAATCATTAGACCACCGTACTACATAATCATTATACTTCTCAGCACATCTTTTTATAAAATCAATGTGTTTTTCTTTCATACCAGGTGTGTTTTCTTTTACTTCTACAAATCCTGTTAACCTTTTAGGATGTGGTTTGTTCCATTGTACAGAATGTAATGTGCTTGAGTTATTAAGGTGATATGCTGTGAGGTTTTTTGGGTACGGTGCTTTTACCTTTTCCTTTTGACATATAGATTCTGTTACAAACTTTTTTGCATAAGCATAATTTCCATCCATCACATTTGGGTCAATGCCAAGAATATCTTTACGCAAATCTATATTTGTTTCATACTTTTTCTTTGTTGGCCACAACATGAGTGGATTATCATCTCCATCAGGCAAGTCTAAATAAAATCTATATCCAAATGAATCGTGATCTTCATGCCATTGTTCTCTCACTGGGTCTGGTCTCATAGATATAAAAAGAAAACCGTATAAATCTTCTGGCTGCAACTCATATGTTGAGCAGATCCATTCAATAAAATTTGGAAAGAGTTTATCAAAGTCATTCTGATATTTACCTTTCGTCATTCCACGCGTAACATCCCATGCATAGTTTTCACCATAGTGTTCTTGCATATTATTTACAAAATCAGGTTTTTTTAAATCCATAAAACCACCATCTGATTGAGGCAAATGAAGAGGGTATTTTTCCCATTGCGGATATACATCAGCAGCCCACTGTCTTAATTCATTTACATTGAAATCTGCTGGGTATGGAGATGTCGAGATTGGTGTGTAGAGAATATCGCTGATGTCCATAATAAATACCTTAGATTATTTATATGACCATGCGAAACGTAAAATTCATAGAACACGATTTTGATGAAGCTAATCTGCGAAAAGAAGCAGAGAGTTTTGATATGTGGGATAAGTATACAGATCCAAGATATCCAGACGGTGAAAAGTCTCCATTTGAGGTTGTGTATTGGGACGAAAGCATTCAGAATATACCGATTGCATATAAAGAAGGATATAAATTTCTTGATAAGTATGGACTATTGGAATACAAATGGACTATCTTATATCACAAACTTCTTGCAAACTCAGTTCTCATACCACATACAGATCACAATTGTTTAGCGGCAGTAAATTGTATATTGAATGATGATGATATGAATTCAAAGATACAATTCTATGATGATGAAGGTATTGAAATAGTACAATATAAGAAAGCAATAATTAATACTGATGCAATGCATTCTGTAAAGAATGGACCACAAGATAGATGGATATTCAAAATTGGTTTCTCCGATATATCTATAAATGAACTTGACGAGAGAATAAATAACTCATGTACCACTTAAAAACACATATGCAATCGCTAAGATCTAATGGCGTAACAGAAGCCGAACTCGGTCTTCACATTTACTCGCTTGTCACGAAAGATGATTTGTCAGAAGTTTTGCAAGTTCAACAAACTTATGTTGAGAATGATGATTTGCTTTTCTTTTTGAGAGAATTAGATGAGGGTGATAGTGAATATGCATCGATGTCTCTTGTAGTACACAGAGTAGTTAAAACTAGAGAAGCTGCACAATCTTTGCGTGATGATCTTGCTACAGTATACAATAAAGGTATTAATGCTGGTGGTGGTACTCTTGAAACCACAATAACTGAGATTACTTACGATCAATTTGTTGAACTGCAGCAAAAACTTGGTGTGAAGTATTATTTTGCTGGTTTGGCAGAGGTGCTTGAAGATCTAGAGGACTGATTTCTTCGCAAGATCGAGAGCACTTTGAAATACATTTGCCATCATTTCTAATTTTTTAATCTTATCAAACTTCATATTTTCTGTAACACCATTCGTATCCCACGAATTCATTATCAAATGAAATCTATCTTCATCTGATTCATTGATGATCCGATGATAATGATTTACCTTTAATATGTATGCACTACCATCTGCAGGCATGTGTATCCTATCGATTTCATTCATATCATTATCATATAAAATATGCACACACTTATCATTTGTAATTATGGGTATATGAATTCTCGTAGCATAATCTGTGGTTTTTAAAGTATCTTTATGTATAGTACTTTCTCCGCCTGATTTGAGAACTGTAAAGCGAGCACGTCTTGGGTATAGACCCATATTATCGAGTGTGTCTATAACTTCTTCAATATAATCTACACACAGTTTTGTCTTTTGTTTGTAATTGAATTCATGATTGATTTCTTTTTCTAATGCAATCTTATAATCTATCTTATTGCCTGAAAATGCAAGCTGACCGCTTGTCATTCCATTTTTCCAATCGCCATTTGCGGACAGTACACTCCATCCACCGAATTTACTACCATATTCTTCGCCTTGAATTATGGCATCGCCAACATTCAGAACATGCTTTTCAAAATCAGCACGTAATTTTTTTATATCGAATTGAATAGGAAGTTTTTCAACCCATGAGGTCATGCATTTTTTCCTTCTTAATGCATGAAACTAAATGAGTTCTAGTTACATTTGAAAAGTTTGCAAAAGAATGTTCATTAGCACCTGTATTACATATGTATATACTGCCATCTGCCTTCAAATGATATGGATCTGAACCAAAAAACATAATATTATGTTTGTGTGTATGTATAGGAAGATGAATTCTACAAGCCGGTTCATCAACATGTGGTGGAGCTAGATGTAAGGGATGAGTTTTTAGAATACGTGTTCTGAAAACATGCATACCTGGAAAAGTGTCTTCTAAAAAATCAAACCACTCATGAAATAGTGCGCCGATTTCATTCTTCTTACTTCTATCTTGTAAGCCATCTAGTTTGGCACCCCACATGCTGGGATTTGTTGATCCGTTGAATGGTACTCCATCATATAGTTTATTGTTTTCATCGTTGTATTGTAATGAGATAGCTTGATATGTATCAGTGCCATCTTTCCAAGCATATTCATATGTATCTTCTACTTTTTGAATAAGCCCTTTATAAGTTTCAAGATTTATCTTTGATTTAATTTTTACAATTCTAAAATCCATCGTAGGATTTTTAATTAAATCCTTTGCTTCATCCACTGTTACAATTGGTATCATTTGTTACCCAACACAATCTCTTCTACAACCACATCTTTAGGTTGTTCTAAAATCCATCGCACCGCTTTGGTGCATGTTTCCATACTAATCAGCTTCATACCAGACTTTAACACTACACTCGAAACTTCATCACCTGGAGCATACATATTAGACATTACAATTCCAGGTGTGAGTGTAGATATTTTAACGGTTCTTTTGTTTCTATTTGTTTGAATATATCTAATCCAATCAGCAAGAGCTTTCTTAGCTGCATAATAGTTATATTTGTCTGGACCCATATTTTGATAACCGCTTATCAATCTGCCATAACTGCCCATATTAATGATGTGACCAACTAACATTTTATTGTAAAACTTTTCAAGTAAATCACCAGCCTGAATAAGATTTAAATTCATAGATTCGGCCATTTCAGAACTATAACCACCGACATTATTGATGAAAACATTTGGATTATATTTTTTTACAAGATAGTTTCTAAAATCTGGGTCTGTCACATCACCATTTTCGGTCATGTCTCCAGTTCGAGCAACAGTAACTATATCATAGTCGTCTTGAAATTCACGTACAAAAGCGGCACCAATTCCTTGACTCGCTCCAGTGATTAACATCTGTTTACTCATTACGCAAATGCCTTACCAAATCATTATATTCCCATAGATATTCTTGTGAGTATATACCATATTTCTGAATCAAATGTTTTCTTAATTCTTTATCAACATGGCCGAGTCTTTCAAATCCATCTCGCTTGGTTCTCTGTAAAATACCAGGAAAATGTTTCTCATATATCATTAACTTAGTGCTTGTGTTACTGAGCTTACCTTTATGTTCGCAGTTCGCAAGTTCTTTTGTAATATCTTCTTCTAAGAATGCTAACATAATTTCTGGTGTATACTGAAAAAATCCAGGAACACCAGTGATATCATTGTCATAACAATACCTATACCAAGAATTAATTTTTTCTCTCTCATATAAGTACCAAGGCATGTGGTGATATTCATTGTAATCGTTTCTTGCTACAGATCCGTCTTTAATATCATAGTATGCTTTGATTTGTTCATGAGCAATGTAACATTCACCCATACCCATGATTGGGTATCTATCTTTCAACTCATTGAGTAACCAAATATGTGGTAACATTCTAGGCGTTATACAATTTGCCTTTGCTGCAAGAAGCATACCTTTATTTTTCAATACTTCTTCAATATTTACGCGATGTATCTTATATGGTACAACTTCGCGTTCGCAATACACAATAGCATGAGAAATATCATGCAGATTCAGGTGATCTTCAAAAACCATGATATGTACGTTTACGGGTAAACCTTGTTCCACAAAAGAACGTACCATCATCTCGCTTTCAGAACCACCACTAAACATGAGATCTGGTGTCTTATCAATCTTTAAACCATATTCATATATTTTTCTAGCAACATCGTAACATTCTTCTTTAAATGAGTTTACTGGTCGAGATGTTGTACCAAAATCTACATGATAAGTGTCTGCACCGTTTTTTCTTTTATTAAAAAACTCACCATTATAACCCCATTTAAAATGGTTGTTTTCTGTAAACTCATGCAGTAACATATAAGTCTTCTCCATCTAAATCATAGAATCCATTTGATTCTTTAACTAATTTTTCCATAAATTTCTTTGTCATTTCGAATGTACGATCGTAGTTTGTACATCTTTCTTTCAACACATCTATTTTGTTTTCGAAAAACTTCGGTGTTTGTGATGCCCATTTATTTGTTGTATTAACCTCAACAGGTTTTACAGTCGATAACTCTTCACTTGTAATATACATTGTGTTCTTTGCTTCTAAAAATGTAAACATTAGGTTTTTGTACATATCAAGAAAGGCTTTTGTAAATCTAGGGTTAAGTGTAAACTCTTTGATTCCAGGTACATCGTCTTCATAATAGTGATATACAGATGTTTCAGCTGCATAAAAGAAACTCAAGATTCCTTCAAACCATTTCTTTCTATAAGTCACTGCCCAAAAGTTTGGTTCAGCCAAAAGCTTTTGATAGTAGAATGGGTCTACAAGTTTAATAACTTCAAAGTCAACTGGAAAAACCTTCATGCATGATTGATCTGGTTCTTTCATCTGATTGATTCTATCTTTATACTCTTGCATTCTATGAGTTATAACTTCTGGTGAATAGTTTCTTGGCCACGTATATTCTTGCGGTATATCAATGAAACCTGTTGGTGCATTAATAACTTCACCATCTACAACATCATATACTCCAGGCACGATACGGAAAGCTTCATCAGCATACTTCAATGCCTTAAATTTAATTTGTCGTTTGTATAATTCACGCAGTAAAAATGTACTACCAGATCTTGGTATACCAGTGACGTGACAGGTTCTTCCTTCTGCTTTCTTTATAATAGACTCAATCATCTTGTAACGGTACATAGTCGATGTCAATCAACCCCTTCTTTTTAAAATATTCATGCCTAAATTCAGGTTTTAATTTAGCACATCTGATGTACATAGGAACTGCATGCTTTCTATATCCTAACATGGCATTTTCAGCCGGGTACACAGAAGATTCACCAGCAGGAATAATGTTTTCGGTAAAGAAATGATATCTGTGAGCCGTTCGAGAATACTTCTGTAACCTTTGCCATCTGTAATCAAAACCCTTATTTGTAGCTACTCCAAACCATTGAAGATAACCATGGTCTTCAGACTCTTCGACCATTGAATCAAAGGCTTCACCAAATATTTTTGATAAGTCATATAAGAATCTTCTATTGCCAATTTTTTTAGTGGGTCTTGTAAAAAAGTTACAGATTACCCAACTCGCCAATCTTCGAGTGTAAAACTTTTGAGACCAAAATGATATGAGTTCATCATCATCAAATAGTCCAACTGTTCTACCCATATTATCTTCTGTGGGTAAACCATCATCACCCCATTCAAAGTTTAAACATTCCAATACTTTTTGGCTTAACTGCTCTGTGTTAGAATGTTCCGCAGCATTCAAACCTTTGCCGCGTTCGAATTGTTTTAATCTTTCTTCAATTACATTTGTAATATCATCGTAATCGTCGAGTGTTAAATATCTGTACGTTTGCATTTCAATTTTGCCGATTTAATAGCTAAATCCACCTCATAGGTCTTATTACCTAGAAGTGTATTTTCATAGTCAAACTTTGACCGTTTTCCCGCTGGTATGATATTTTCTATGTAGATATTATAATTCATACCAAATGCTTTAGAACTATTATACCACGTTTCTTCTCTTTTATTCCAACCCTTTAACACTGTATACCAATAGAATTCATTGTATCCAAGGCTTTCTGCATATTCAATAGCCATATCGAAACATTGTGCAATGCCATTATCTACTTTATAGATTTTATTGAAGTTAGGCCTCACAATCATATTGGAAATATATCCAGTTGGTGTTTGTTGAGATAACTTTTGACATATTACCATATGTAATGTATCGCTATCAAAGAGTCCATAAGCGTTGTTGTATTTGTTTTGAGCATAAAGATATTGTTCGGTAAAATGTTTAAACTGTTCTTCAATGGCTTGTGGTCCTAAAGATTGAGAAAATCTATCAAGGAACAAGTCACGCAGCTTATCTTTATCGTCAAGTTTCAGTACACGCGTGTTCATAATATCTCTCTAGAAATATTTATAAATACTACATGAAGAATTACATGCGACCAAAATCCGAATGGTTTCCGTATCAACATTTGTTTTTACTTGGAACCTTAATCTATGCCCTTACTCTGCCAGTATCTGGTTGGTATTGGGTTTTATCATTTACAATGTGGTATTTCATTATCACGTTTGGTATTAATTTTACATTCCACAGATTGTTAAGCCATAAATCATTTCAAACTTATAAACCAATCGAATGGATAGGTACATTTCTTGGTACCATAGCTAATACTGGTTCAGGACTAGCATGGGTTATGATGCACAGACAACACCATCACTATACCGATGTGAAATATGATCCACATTCTCCACACGAGTATGGTTGGAGAGTTTTATTTTCTTTATACAATGATGATTTATATATCGAAAAACCAAGTGCAGCACTCATGTATACGAGACACATGTTACGTGATAAATTTCACGTGTTTATGCATGACTATTACCATGGAATCATTCTTGGTTATTGGCTTACATTATATTTGATTGGTGGTTTGAATCTTGTAATATTTGGTGGTACAGTTCCAGCAATCTTGTCAGTGATATCTACTAACCTAAGCAATTATTTTAATCACAAAAGTGGTTATATTACTTACGATATTCCAGATAAAAGCCGTAACACACCATTCATGTTACCAATTGCATTAGGTGAGAACTGGCATAACAATCATCATCATGATCCGAGTAATCCATTTCCTGGTGAGAAGTGGTGGGAGATTGACCCAGTTAAACCATTAGTTATGTTGTTTAGAAAATAGCCTTTGACATATCGAGAATATCTCTATATTGTTCTTCTAGCTTACCAAATATTCTAAGCTGAACACGTATGCCATCGGTTTTAGTTACACAGTGGTGATATGCATCATTGAAATGCCACATATCAAATAGACTTTCATCAATAATCTTTTCACCTTTATCTGTTTGTACCCACAAATTACCACCACCAGGTGTGATATTCAAAGTGATAGATCCATTGCCTTGAGAATAATATTCCTGATTCATTATCTTACCGCTATCTCTATGAATCACACCTACAGTATTATCCATTAATGTAATTACGCGTGTTGCTGTGATGTGTTCAAATGGTAATCTATCTAGCACTGAACGTGTATATGGTATATCGAGATCTTTACGCCATTTCCAAGGTTCTTGATGACTTACCCAAAGTGGTATAGTTCTATCTTCATCCCAACTTTGTTCTTTCGATCTTTCATTACAATACGTAAGATTCATCATGTGAAATGTATCTTCACCTTCAATAAGATTACCATCTTCATTGTAATGGCTCACATTTGCTGTTTCGTCAAACCGCTCATGTGTAAAGGTTGTTGGTGATTTATATTGTGATTGACCATCTACAAAGGTAGTGGTTGCTAAAACACTTTTAGAGCGCCAAGCATTTGCCATTAATTCCTGAAAGATCTTAGACTTATCGAACTGAATAGGTTCTTTTATTGGTGCAAATACAGGTATCATAGTTTCTTTATAGCAACATATTGATCGGTACTATTTATGTTCATCATAGCTTCGGCAAATTCTAAACCTTTATATACTTCAGAATTTTTGATTCCAAAACCTGTACCTTTGCCTTCATTAATTCTTTTAAGAAACCTAAAAAGCCTATCATTGTAATTGTTGAAGGTCATCCAGGCTTCTTCATAACCATTTTCTTTAGCCCATTCAAATTGTTTAGGAAAGATATGATTACCATGTACCCACTTTGTTCTATGTTCAGGTGCAGTCCATGTCCTTGCACCAACAAGAGCAATAGTTTCATACAGCTTATATGCACCAGATACACCAGCCAAATTGTCACTATCATCATATGCTAATGAAAGTATGCCTTTACCCTCATCATATACATTTCTTTCAAATATCTGCGTAAAAAGAGTGGGTGGAGCATCATCCCAGTACATATTTACATGAGCTGGTAATCTATGGTCTTGAGATGCTTTAACACAGAAATTTTTCAGGTCAACTAGGAATTCAGGGTATTTTAAAAGATATTCCCGTGTGACATTGATGACAGTATACATAAGCTAGTTATACCACTCCGGAGATAAATAATTCATGAAGACTGAAGATGATATAAAAAATGAAGTTGCAACGGTTACTGGTGATGTAACCAAGGTATTGCAGCATAGGTCAGATGATTACGAGTATGGCAGAGAAGTTCTATACGCAGCGTCGGAGAAACTTCAAGACATACTTGATAGCGCAGTTCAACTCGCGCAGGAGTCAGAGCACCCGCGGGCCATTGAAGTTGCGTCTAACACTGCCCAGACACTTGGTAATATTGCTGGACAAATTATGGACCATCACTTAAAAGTAGAGAAGCTTAACGGCAAGATCGAAAAACAAGTGACAAATAATAATTTGAATGTGAAGATGAATACTAAGGACTTGTTAGAACTTCTAGGCAAAGAGTAATGTCTGAGTACATTACGAAAAATGAATATGATTCCAGACATCATAATGGCTGGAAAAAGTTTGGCGATCATTTCTTTAAATCCAAAAAAGATTTGCTTGAATATCTCGCTGACCTTCGGGTATCGAAAGATGCACCGACTATGTTGTCGCATCCTGAACTATTTGAAAAACCAAAAAATGTATCTCATTATATCGGTAATCCAAATGTAAAGAATGCCTTCCAAGATTTAGAGTATACACCTGAACAATTGCGTGAATATAAGAAATGTATGGAAGATCCAATATATTTTGCTGAAACCTACATGAGAATTATGTCTGTTGACTTTGGTGAGATTCCATTTACTTTATATGGTTTTCAGCGCGATATGATTACAGACTTTAAAAACAATCGATTCAATATTAGTAAACTACCAAGACAGTCAGGTAAATCTACTACGAGTGTAGCATTTATCTTATGGTTTATACTGTTCAATCCTGGTAAAACTGTCGGTATTCTTGCTAACAAAGGTGAGCTCGCACAAGAGATTCTTGGTCGCTTGCAGCTTGCATATGAAAACTTACCGTTCTGGCTACAACAAGGTGTAGTATCATGGAACAAAAGATCTGTATCCTTAGAAAATGGCAGTAAAGTTATTGCAACATCATCATCTGGTTCTGCTGCACGGGGTATGTCATTCTCACTCTTGTTCCTTGATGAGTTTGCTTTTGTGCCACCTAATGATGCAGAAGATTTCTTTAGATCAGTTTATCCTACAATTTCATCTGGTTCTGATACAAAAATGATTGTTGTATCTACACCAAAAGGTATGAACCATTTCTATAAAATGTGGACAGAAGCTACAAGTAAAAAGTCTGCATTTAATCCTATTGAAATTAATTGGTGGGATGTGCCTGGTCGAGATGAAGCTTGGAAAGAAGAGCAGATTGCTAACACATCTGAAGATCAGTTTAGACAAGAGTTTGAATGTCAATTTATTGGTTCAGCCAATACTCTGATATCACCTACTAAATTGAGTGCGATGCCATTCATAGACCCAATACATAAACATGAAGAAGTAGATTATCATGAACAAGTTAAGCCCGATCATAATTATATTATCTGTGTTGATGTTGCTAGAGGCATTCGCCTTGATTATTCTGCCTTCGTTGTCATAGATATTACAAATGTACCATATAAAGTGGTGGCTAAATTCAGATCAAATGAAATATCTCCAATGATTTTACCACAATTTGTAGCCAATATAGCAAAGTATTTCAATAATGCTTGGTTATTGGTAGAATCAAATGATCTTGGTGGTCAGGTACTCAACGATTTAGCATATGAAATAGAATATGAAAATGTATTGAGATCGGTGTCTAAGGGTAGAGCTGGTAATCAATTAGGTGGTGGTCCAGGTTCTAAGCTTGGTGTTACTACATCTCATGCCGTAAAAACAAATGGTTGTTCTAATCTGAAATCGTTAATTGAAGCTGATAAACTTATTGTAGAAGACTACGATGTTTATGTAGAACTCACTACATTTGTACGAAAAGGTGAATCATCTAATGCATCCTTTGCGGCTGAGGCTGGTACAAATGATGATTTAGTTATGTGCCTAGTAATATTTTCATGGGCAACAGGTTGTGAGTATTGGAAAGAATTAACTGAATCAGATCCAGCAAAACTCATGTATAAACAAAAAATCGAAGAGCAAGAAGATGATTCTTTGCCTATTGGTTTTGCACCACAATCGAGTGGGTATAGAGTAGAATCTGTCGATCAAAGTGGTGATCTCTGGACATCAAATGGACCAGATGATTTACCTGAATGGTACAGCGATTTGTACCAGAATTTTGACCCAAGATTGTAATTTAATAAATACTTTGTGAGAAACCGACTAAGATTGTTAAGTCGGGTAAATATAAATATCTCATATAGAATTCTATGTAAGGAGTCATTAAATGGCATTTCTCGTAAGTCCAGGTGTACAGGTCAAAGAAACAGACCTTACCAATATTATCCCCGCCGTTGCAACATCAACTGGCGGTTTTGTAGGTCGTTTCAAATGGGGCCCAGCAGATGAAGTAACAACTGTATCTGGTGAACAAAATCTAATCGATCAGTTCGGATATCCGAAAACTTCAACTGTCGGTGCATCAAACACCAGAACAGATTGGTATACTGCAGCAAACTTTCTTGCTTATTCCAACAACCTTCAGCTTGTAAGAGTTGTGCAACAGAATGCAACAAACGCAAGCGGAAAAGATATTGTTACTGATTCTGACCATGCGTTTGACTCTGATGCATTAATTAAAAATGATCTTGATTTTACACCAAGTTCCTTGACTGGTAATGCATATGCAAGATTCCCTGGAGATCTTGGTAACAGCATTGGTATTGCATTTATTGATGCCGCAATCGGTGATTCAGAATTTAACGGTACATCAATCTTTGGTAGCAATACAGCAGCTGATCTTTTTGATGCTCGCCCAAGTACATCTGTATGGGGTGCAGCCTATGATTCAGAATTGCTTGATGAAGTTCATGTTGTTGTATACACAACCGATGAATTAGCAACTGGCACAGCAAACCAAGTACTTGAAACATATCCATTCCTTTCAAAAGCTAAAAATGCTAAGACTTCCGATAACGGTCCAGCTTACTTTGTAGATGTTGTTAATAACAATTCTCAGTGGGTAAGACTCGTGAATAACTTTGATACTGCATCTTTCGCAAGAGATTCTGATGAAGCTGTGTTATTAGGATCACACGGAACTCTTGACTCAGATTCACAGGATTATGCATTCGGTGTTTCACTCTCAACAGTTGCAAGACAAAAGTTTCAATCATTTAAAACTAATGCTGGTCTTAAAAAATACTCATTAGCTGGTGGTACAGATGCTGATTCTGATACTGATATTGCCGATGGTGATCTCACTGGAGGTTATGACTTGTTAGGTGATGCCGAACTGGTAGATGTAAACCTTCTTCTTACAGGTGACCATAGCACAACAGTTAAAAAGTATGCTATCACAAAAGCAGAATCGAGAAAAGATGCAATTGCATTTATCTCGCCTGACTCTGCATCTGCAGTAACTAATCCTACTGCCGCTAAAGTGGTCGACTACTTCTCAACATTTAATAGTACATCATATGCAGTCTTTGACAGTGGTTGGAAACGTCAGTATGATCGATACAATGATGAGTTCTTTAACATGCCATTGAGTTCAGACACTGCTGGTGTAACAGCAAGAACCGAATTCTTAAATGATGCATGGTACTCACCTGCTGGATTGAACAGAGGCTTCATTCAGAATGTTGTTAAACTAACATTTAACCCAGACCAAACTGCAAGAGATACACTTTACAAAAGTAGAGTCAATCCAGTAGTAACATTCCGTGGTCAAGGTACACTTCTCTTTGGTGATAAAACAGCATTGTCCAAACCATCCGCGTTTGACAGAATCAATGTTCGTAGATTGTTCATCGTATTAGAGAAAGCTATTTCTACAGCCGCTAAATTCCAACTCTTTGAATTCAATGATGATTTCACAAGAGCGAACTTTGTAGCCGCAGTAGAGCCATTCCTTGGAGATGTAAAATCTCGTAGAGGTATGACAGACTTTAAAGTAGTCTGTGACACAACAAATAATACACCAGCGGTAATTGATGGTAATAGATTTGTAGCTGATATATACATCAAGCCAAATCGTTCTATCAACTTTATCACTCTTAACTTTATTGCGGTTAGATCTGGTGTAAGTTTCGAAGAAATTGCTGGTGCATAAGGAGATATAAATGTCGCAAAGAATTGACGATTTCAAAGCAGCTCTGGTTGGTGGTGGAGCCAGAAGTAACTACTTCAGAGTATTACCACAATTTCCTGGCGGTATTGTAAATACAGACGATACCGGTCTTGGTCTTACCGCCTTGGGTTCATTCATGGTAAAAGCGGCTGCAATGCCATCATCTACTATTGGTGAAGTAATGATTCCATTCCGTGGTAGACAACTTTATGTTGCTGGCGACAGAGTATTCGAACCATGGACAATTACAATCACCAACGATAATAACTTTGCTCTGAGAAATGCGTTTGAGAGTTGGATGAATAACATCAACCAACATGTGCAGAATACATCTGCAAACGGTATTGACGCTAGTGACATTGCATCTTATCTCCAAGATTGGACAATTGAACATCTTGACAAAAATGGTGATGTGATTAAATCTGTGACATTGAGAGGGTGTTTCCCAACAACACTCGATCAGATCGATCTTTCCTTTGATAACACCGATACGATTGAGGAGTTTGGTGCAACCATTAGGTATCAGTACTGGACTTCTAATACAACCGACAACGTCGGTTAAAAATCGATATCGAGAGCGCGAATAAATATTTTATATAATGAATGAAGGAAAGAAATGGCTGAACAGACAGAAGAACTCTTCGGATTTGAGTTAGTTTCCAATAGCAGCGAGAAGACACTCTCTTCTCCAATTCCCCAACCACTCGATGACGGTACTGAGATGCCAGTCGGTGGTCGTATCGGTTACACGTACGAACACTATGAAAAAGCAAAGACAGAACACCAACTTATTGCTCAATACAGAGAAGTTAGTTTCTTTCCAGAAGCCGATGCTGCTATTGATGATGTTGTAAACGAAGCATTCGTAGTTGAACATCACAGAGCACCTGTATCTATTCGATTAGATAATCTCAATATCGATGATAGAATTAAAGAACAATTAAGAACAGAGTTTCAGGAAACACTGAAACTTCTTCGCTTTCAAAAGAAATCATATGAGATTTTCCGTAACTGGTATGTCGATGGTAGACAATACTTTCAGTTGATGGTAGATGAATCAAATCCTAAGGCTGGTATCAAAGAGATTCGTCCAATTGATGCACTTAAAATTCGAAGAATTGTTAAACCAATTTATGATAGAGATGCACGAACAGGTGTACCTATTCTTGAAAAAGTAGATGAACATTTTGAGTATGCACCAGACGGTGATCTAAGTGCAGCAGTAAAATTATCTCGCGATTCAGTTGCTTTCGTACCATCAGGTATTGTAGATAGAAATAAAGGTATGATTGTTGGTTACCTTGACAAAGCAATCAAGCCATTCAATAATTTACGCGCTATGGAAGATGCATTGATTGTGTATCGTATCGCAAGAGCACCTGAAAGAAGAATCTTTTATGTAGATGTTGGTCAGCTACCAAAAATCAAAGCTGAACAATATCTGAGAGACATGCAAAATAGATTTAGAAATAAGATCGATTATGATCCGTCGACTGGTATGATTCGAGATAATCGTAAATTCCAATCTATTCTTGAAGATTTCTGGCTTCCACGTAGAGATGGTTCTAAAGGTACAGAGATTAGTACACTGCCAGGTGGCACAAACCTTGGTGAGTTGGAAGATGTAGAATATTTCAAGGCCAAACTCTATGAAGCTTTGAATGTACCACGTTCTCGTTTGAATGGTGGTGAACAATTCCAAATCGGTAGAGCAACAGATATTACAAGAGATGAATTAAAGTTTGGTAAGTTTGTACAAAGACTGAAGAAACAATTTAGTGAAATCTTTAATGAAGTAATGAGAGTGCAGTGTTCCTTAAAAGGTATCTGTTCTATTGCAGAGTATGAAGAGATGAGACAATTCATCACTTATGACTTTGTAGAAGATACACACTTTAAAGAACTCAAAGACATGGAACTCTTACAAGATAGAATGAATCTATTGAGAGATGTTACTGAATATGTAGGTAAATATTTCTCAATTGATTATGTTCGTAAAGTTGTTCTTGGTCAAAGTGAAGCAGACATTGCACGAATTGATAAAGAAATTATGGATGAAATCCAAAAAGGTCAGATCAATGATGAAGATGACCAACAAGATATGTATGGTGGAGTATAATGCCGTTACCTAAAACAAAACAAGGTCTTGCTGATTATGTTTTGAGACAATTGGGTGCGCCAGTTGTAAACGTCGAAATATCTGACGTGCAACTTGAAGATGCTATCGATGATTCAATTCAAATGTTTCAAGAGTACCACTATGATGGTGCTGAAAGAACTTACAGAGTTTTAGAAATCGATTCAAAACTTATTAAAGAAAACCAAAGACGTCATCAAGATCTTACAGCAAGAGTGTGGAACTCTGATTCAGAATATAAAGTTGGTGCAAGAGTATTGCACACAGTAGATACTGAACGCGGTCAGCTCATCTATATTAAAACAGATAGCGATTATGCCACCGATTCAGATGGTAACTTTGCGGCTAACTATACTGAAGAAGAAAAATATTTGCACAATTCATATGCACTCGCTGAAGGCGGTCAAGTTGGTGTAAGAATTCCAGAGAACATTCTCTCTATCACAAAGGTACACAAGATTGACAGCTTTTCTCAATCCGGCATGTATAATTATGAGTATCAATACTTTCTAAATAACTTTGATGCTTTCTATGGTAACGCAGCAGGTTATGGTCTTGTAGGTTACTATATACAAAAACAATATGTAGAACATATCGATTTTATGTTGAATACATCGCCAGCCATTCGATATAGTAAAACAAAGAATAGACTATGGCTCGATATTGATTGGAGTAGACCTAAGAAAGGTCAGTACTTCTTGATCGAGTGTTATGAAGTTACAGAGCCTGAAATCTATGGTGATGTATATAAGAATATTTGGTTGAAAAAATATACTACTGCAAAAGCTAAAATGCAATGGGGTAGTAACCTGAAGAAGTATGAAAATACAGAACTTCCTGGTGGTATTCAACTGAATGGGCAAGCTTTGTTTGATGAAGGCAAAGAAGAAGCGAAAGAGCTAGAAGAGGAACTCAAGAACAACCTACAGCTTGAAATGGATTCAATCTTAGTAGGTTAGAGGGTTATAAATAAGTTATGGATAAAGTGGCCGATATGCTCACTGATAAGGACGAATTTGTCAGTAGAGTAAAACAATCACTAGATGCGAAAGCTTTTGATGGTATTGCCGATATGAAAAAAGAATTGGCATCTGAGTTTTTGAAGGATATTGAAACCAATGAATCTGAATGAATGGGTAAAAGTCAAAGAAGAGAGCTACAGATTAGCTGCTAAAGAAGCTATGCTTGCAGGTGATGATGTAGTTGCCGATTCTATTCTTTCTGAAGAACATATCCAAGAAATCAAAGCTGAAATTGAAATTGAAACTTTCTGCGAAGAAGTCGATTTTGAAGATGAAATTGATTTAACTGAAGCATACTTAGATATGGATCAGAATAAAGATGAATGTGACTGTCCAGATGA